TTGTTCGTAGAACTGGTTTATGACAAGCGTAATGTTGAAGGTCTGCCTGGCGCACGCGAAATCATCCTCAATGAACTCACAAAACGCGTACATCAACTTTTTCCCGATGTGCAAGTGAAAGCTAGGCCAATGCAGGCGAACGCATTAAACAGTGACTGTACAAAAACCGAGAAAGAACGGCTGCACCGTATGCTGGAAGAGATGTTTGAAGAGACCGATATGTGGCTGGTCGCCGAATAACGTCCCCTCCTGCGAACGCGACATGTCCGATCGAAAATAGCGCCCTGAGGCGCTGTCTGTGACGATATAGCACAAACGCCACCACTCAGAGCATGTAGCGGAAGTTGGCGTTTATAGCGTGGTCAACATTCTATTTGCCAAATGCCGCCAGCTCCAGTCCTTGCCACTGAACGTTTTGCCCAGTGTCTCACCTGTACGCCCTATCAACGGATTATACGTTTTGCTGCGCATCGACACTATTGGTCACGGTTTTACAGTAAAAACGGTACCTGTTCTCAGGTTCTTCCGGCGTCAGTGCACCGTTATAATGGTGAGGTCTGACGCTGTTGTAGTCGTTCAAGATGTAACCATTAATTTGTCTGGTTTTCTTGTTCATTAAGTCACCTGTTTTGTGTTGAGGTGAGAATATCACCTTTAATCAGGTGACCAAATTTACTGTGTCACTACAAGAGTGAGAATAGATGAAATGTTACCTTCCACACAGGGATATAATAATCCTGGTAATGAAAAATTTATGTTTACTTATAAAGTACCAATGATATCGAATCTCTCTTTCCGCAAATAAATCAACCCAATACAGTTACAATGAGTTAAGCGAATGGAGTTTTAAATTCAGTTAGTTGTTTATCTATAGTTGTCTCTTTAGTCTTTACAATAATTAATTGATTGTACTGAATAAACTATCATTTTACCTCTGTAATAGACATCTATTTTAGTTTTATTGACATTAGACTATGTATCTTACTACCTGTACAAGACATAGAACCAGAAACAAGTCAGGCATTGCTAGAATAAAATCAACGTCATGAAACAATGGGTTATGAACACATATATCATTCAGATAAAGAAGTAATGATCGGGAGAGTAGATATCATGAAAAAACCTGTTTTTTTCCTTCTGACCATGATCATCTGCAGCTATATTTCTTTTGCCTGCGCTAATATCAGTGACTACAAAGTTATGACTTGGAATCTTCAGGGCTCATCAGCCGCCACTGAAAGTAAATGGAACATCAATGTCAGTCGGCTTCTCAGAGGTAGTGACGGGGTAGATATTCTCATGGTTCAGGAGGCCGGCGTTATACCTACCTCAGCGATTCCAACCGGGCGACATATTCAGCCCTTTGGAGTGGGTATTCCTATCGAAGAATATACCTGGAACCTTGGAACTTCCAGTCGTGAAGATATACGCTATATCTACTACTCACGTATTGATGTTGGAGCACGTCGCGTTAATCTGGCAATTGTTTCCAGACAAAGAGCGGATAATGTTTATGTTTTGCGCCCGGCAACCGTCGCATCTCGCCCTATCATTGGCATCGGACTGGGTAATGATGTTTTTCTGACGACACACGCACTGGCCAGTGGAGGTCCGGATGCCGCTGCTATTGTCAGAGCGACTCATGAGTATTTTAACCAATTTTCGACACGGCATTTTTCCTGGCTTCTTGCGGGAGATTTCAACCGAGCCCCAGCCAGGCTTGAGAATGATCTCGTAACTGAAAGGCTGAATCGCGAAGTCACCGTACTCGCGCCCAGTCAACCTACGCAAGTTGGTGGCGGAGTATTAGATTATGGGGTCATTGTTGATAGAGCACCTTATTCGCACCGGATTGAAGCATTACGTAATGAGACTACGCCACAATTGGCTTCTGATCATTATCCCGTAGCCTTTTTGGCACGAAGCTGTTAATGAGTAAATAGCGTTTACGGCATGTAATTTGAGGGTACAGAATATAGATTTATTATAAGGTAAAGTTATGAGTTGTTTTACCAGTCCAGCAATAATGGAAATGTTAGGTCATTATAAATGGCGTGTTTATAAACCATTCAGGTTTTATCTCAGTGAAGATAAAAATGATGTCATTGAAGTACCGGTAGGATTTATTACCGACCTTGCCACTGTTCCGCGTATTTTCTGGTCATTATTGCCACCGGATGGTGAATATGCCAAAGCGGCAATCATTCATGACTACCTGTATCATTATCCATTACGTAACAGAAAAGAGTCCGATCTCATATTCCTGGATGGGATGAAAGTTCTGGGCGTGCCAAAATGGAAAAGGATAATAATGTATTTAGCCGTAAGAATATTTGGCTGGAAATACTATCATTCTCATACCATACAACATAATTAATTTCTCGTTTTTTAACATACAAAGAACTATAGAAAAACCTGGCGTCTTAATATAGTAATAATGGAACTTAGTGGCTTTCACCAGTTCTCTGTGTGAATATATCATTATATGATATCATCACAAACCGCCATAGTGGTAAGTAAGGGAATTACAACCTTACCCGTTCCTTTATCCATCCATAAACAAATGACTCATTCGCCTGGCGCTTTTCAGCTAACTCAAGGTAGCGCTGTCCCTGACTACAATTCAATGCCCGGATAAGTATTATTTCGCCCTCATCTCGCCGGTGAGAGAGAAAAAATATTAGTGCCGAAAGCGTTCGTGGCCCAATCTGACCATCTGCTATCAAATTCGGATAAAATTTTTGCTGATCATTAAAAACATTAAGCCAACGCTGGAAGTACTTAATTGGGATTGAGGGTCCCATGTTCACACCAGTATCACAAAGCTCAGCTGCAATAGAGTGAGAGATAATGGCAACCTGATCAAGTCGTGGACCATACCAATAATCCGCCTCAAGGATTTTTAATGCTTGATTACGGGTAAGATTCCGCATATCCCCCATATAGCCATTAGCCCGGGCCATCTTCAGGGTTATACCCCAATGCGTTGGTCCCCCCCTGTCGTCAGGGTGATCAACGTAACCGCCTTCTCTACTAAGGATAGATGCAAAGATTTCATCTTTAGTCATAATGACTCCTTCTAATATTAATAAAATACGTACCTGAATGCTATGATTGACAATGCAATGAATCTGATAAAAACTTATTGAAGCATATAAACATTTATGTTCAAGTGGATTGCCCACTTAATAAACAACATTAACCAGACCACTAATAAGCGGTCTGCTTAATTTAATAGGCAACATAGGTAAGTTTTATTTATTTAGAAAACATAAGTTCTATTACAGGCCTTGCATCATAAAAAGACATATTGTACACGTCAGCTCTTTGCCCTCGATGTGATTGACATACGCTACCTATTGAAAAGCATGAACTTATTAATGGGCCGAATGCATCAATTCGTTGTTGGGTATACGTCTGCGGTTCCGGAAGAAAAGGTATCACTCCAGGATTAGACGTAGTGCTTAAACCTAAATAACTGGTATTCATTGTGCTTACACCATCCTTTACCAGACCTGTTGCGCTATCATAAACAAGCGCCACGGCCTTTTGAATATTCTCGGGTAAAATAGATAATGTGGATACATACTCTCTTTGCAATCGCATCATCGTTTTTTCATAAGCATTAAAGTGACCACCTTGCGATTCCAGATAGGTGATGGATGGGAGCAAGCTGTAAAAATTATTATCTGCACGAATCTGATATCTGTATAAATTACCTTTGAATGTTGAGCGAGAATAGTACGCTCTGGCTATAGCATATGTTTGATTGACACTTGAGGTTGTTGCAATATAGCGACTGTCACTACTTCCACCACTACATGACCTTCCATTTATAAATTGCCGAAAGTTACGGTTATACCCAAGTAGTGAAAACCCATCGCGAAAAATAACGTCCGGTGGGGTTGAGTCCACACGATACACAAAATCTACTGCATAGTTATTAAAGCTAACTATAGATAAGGTTAAGAATATTAACTTTTTCATTATTTTTTTCCCCTCTTACTTGGGTCCAAAGCATTGTGTCGCACTGCACGATGATAGTCCCACAAGAGCATTTGCTGAAAAGGTATTTACAAAAAGCGGATAGGTCCAGATATTTTTTTGAACATGAATCCTTACGGATTGCCCTGTACTGTAAAAATATCTTGCCTGGTCCAGAAGTTCTTTAAAGGAGGGCGCCCATATGCTCTGCTTTGCTATCGCACATGCAACAACTGGTGTACCACTACCGTTAGCTTTAACCGTTTTTATGCAAAAATAAGGACTAGTATCTATCTGACCAACATGTAATTCACTGATAACTTCGTCTGAGTAATAGGCGTTCGTATTATCTCCTGTCCATTCAGCGCTGGCATTAAAAGAATAAATGAGAATTAATAATGTATAAACAGACACAAACTTATTCATATACATACTACCCTCCTGTACATTTAAAATAATTAACAAAGCACAAATTTATTATATCTCACCATATCAAAGTCCAGCCTATCATAATTTACTTCAACACAATGTTACCAACCACAACAAACACTCAAATTACTTGTGAATAGCAATAGTACATATATAAAAAATTTCATCACTGATAATAAGCCACACCTATTTTATCAGTCACAGAATCCCCGCCATGGTAATAACACAGGCATTTCCGGCTCATATTGATCGCCGTCGTCTGTCTACTGGTTTTTATTTTCAGCAAAGCATGACATAACTCATTAATAAATTGATGGTAATTTAACAAACCCGCTCTCTGCAATAACGTTCTGGATAACTATCAGATCACTATTGTAGGATCAAAGAGTGGGGAATAAATCATTATCATCCAACTGAATCATGGACGACATCTTATTAACTGGCAATCTTTTTCCGGTGTAGTGATCCTACCCGCGTAATCTGTCTGTATCCTCCAAGTAAAGTGTCCGGCAATTTAGTCAGCCTATTGTTGATAACCGCCAGAAAAGTAATATGTTCAGGAAGATGATCTAATAAGGTTGTGAGCTGTAGGTCGCTGAGTTCTAGTACAACGCAATGATATTTCAAACATTCCCGCATCCGAGTTTGTTGAGCGAAAATTTACCTAAAGAAAAAAATAATAAGCCTTAATATTTTTTGGAGTATTTCAACTTATATCAGAATCAATATGCGTAGATGGCGTAAAAACCTGATGAGCAGGAATATCGATAGCCAGTAAATCACTCCTGTGGTAATGAAGGCCACCTGATTGCTGTGAAGGTGGCCTGCATTACCACAGTAATATTACTAATTTACAGGTTTTTAGGTGTTAATTTGGTTCTGGTATCTACACGAGTTCATTCAGATACAAGTAAATTTTCTGTAGAGAGTGAAAGTTACCACGCTTATTATTCCATTTTAAAGTAAATACTTACTTAACAATCAGTAGACAGTCAAGAAAAATTTTCGCTTCTGCTTTATCCTGGTAAAAGGAACGCTGTAAAAGTTAGGAAGGAAGCATAATTATCAACTATGTGGATAATATTATGAATAAATTTAACAGTGTATTGTTAGCGCTGATTTTTGCTATATCAGCCATAACATTTTCTTCATCTGCAACGGCCACTGAAAACGGTAATAAAGCATTCCCGGGCATTTCGTTTCCGTGGTGTAAAATCTGGCCGCCAGATACATTAATCCCAGAACTACCATGGGATAAAATATGCTGGTGAACGAAATAACTTTTAATTAACCAAAGGGATTAATTACCGCGTAAACAAGTAATTTTGTGATACATGGATAATTAAAGTACCACAGTAACGACTACTGGCTGGCTGGCTTATCCGGCCAGTCAGGATTTGAGGTATCCACCCGGTTTACCAGTATACTGTAGAGTTCCCATGACTCCAGCCGTTTAATCTCATCATCTGTGGCAAATCATTCACAGTATTTACGTTGTTTCCCCATACATTCCCCTGCCAAACCACCTGACCGCCAGATACATCACAATCCGTTTCCACTTCGGCACGCCGGGCACGGTCATTCCGTCAAGGAATATCAGGTCGGCCTCTTTCTTTGTGCGCGGCGTGTTGCCATACAGATAATCCTGAGTGATAACGAATCTGGCGTACCACGAACATTCAACTCACCGCCATGCCATCGGATACAGCGTGGCCAGCCGTTGTGGAAAATTTTTCTCTGCGTGCTCTACCAGTATATCTGACAGCACAGCCGTACAGGTAAAATGCCCCCCATCCCCACCCCGCAGCCGTCCACGGATATCGCCCATCCTTTCTTCTGGCGTAAAATCTTCAGCGGCAAACAGTGCCGGATGCTGTCGGTGAGCTTCTTCCAGCAGGCCACTGGCATACCCCCTCAGTATCTGCGGTGACTCCCATTCGGTACCGAATACTGCACTGGATGAATAACGGCAAAATGCCGCCCCCAGACAAAAGAAAGTCTCCGCTTTTTCACTGCCGGACACCTCCTGAAGTTCATAGCAGTCTGTTATCTGCTGAATGTGTCCTTCCTGTAACAACCAGTCATCCAGGTAAGGTTCAAAAATCTCACCCAGCTTCAACTGTGAGTCATCGTCCACCATTTTGACATCTGAGGCACCGGATAAGGCTGCCGTTCGGAACTGCTCTTTCACTTCACCCTCAGGAAGTAATATATCCAGAATTCGCCCGAACTCATGTGCCGAGCAGAAAGACTGATAGGCTTTCCTGAACACAGGAAAAACATCATTAAACAGATGGTCAAGCTGATAACCACTGGCCTCCTGAAGCTCTCCATCCCGGTACAAAAAAAAGGACCGCCAGTGAGTGTCAAAATCAGGCTCAAGCATTTCACTCAAACTATTATCAGACACCATCATGACGCTATTCTCTTCCGCGGAGGACAGAAGCACCCAGTTAAACGCATCCTTACTTTCCCAGTCAGGTTCACCGGAACCGTCCATTTTCCCGAAATCATCCTGCCTGGCATACGGAGCCACCGCGTCAGTCGGGAGATAACAATCTGTGTATATCTCCTGACATATCAGAGACAGATCTGGGCATGATACTTCATCATACATTCCCTGCAGCATCGTTTTAATAAATGCGCCGTTATGAGACTGCATTTTTTCCGGGTGACGAACAAAATACTCCGCCATCAGATATGTCAGCCCGGTACTACCGAGCCAAGAGCCCGGTGAGTTTACCACATCAATATTAGAGCTAAAGAATGCGTCACTGAGCGGCACAAGCCACTCCTGTATCAGCGGGCTGGTATGGTAATCAGGTTTGCCCAGCGTCTCCATCAGGTAAAGTCCGACGCAGGAAACATCCACCCCGGAAAACTGTAATGTTCTTACCAGTCGCTCTGCAGTTCTGACTTTCTCTTCACCATATTGATCATCCATACTGTCTATCGTCTTCAGCAAACAGCAGTCCGGATATTTCTCATAATCCAGAAGGAATGTCACTGCTTCCTGATCCCACACCTCAGGCACAGGAAGCCAGGCATCAGCCAGACGAATACATCGGATATCGGGAGGAGGGGAATTATCTGCCATACCTAAAACCGCGCCTTCCAGAAGCATCCCCGGACACAAAACAGCATTTTTAAAACGCGCACCGGTAACGATCGGATAACTCTCGTAAAAAGACGCCCCTCCCATTTGAGCTCTCTCCAGATTAGCGTCGGTGAAATTGACGTCATCAATCGAGGTACCATTCATACTCACTCCCGTCAGGGTGGCCCCCGTAAAATTACTCTGATTCAGATTACTGAAGTCCAGAACAGCATCCGTTAAAGTGGCTGATGTAAAATCGCTCTCTTTGACTGCTGCATGGGTTAATGTTACTTCGGTCAAGTTTGCCCTTCTGAAATCTGAATGACTCATATTTACCTTAGATAAGTTGAGTCCATGAAGATCGCCGCATATAAAACCACATTCAGAAAAATTCCGCGCTGCCTCCCCCTCTTCTTCATGTCTGTTAGCAGAAAAGTGCCGGATATCGGCCATAAGCTCAGCAGCTGTCAGGGTCTTACGACTCAGCTTATCTGCCGGAAATGACAGGAATGCTCGCTGGGCTTCATCCAGCGCGGTACACCCATTGACGTACACTCTCTGATGCAACTGTGGAGGTAATTCGCCTTCTATTCCCGTCAGGAGCGGACAATGACAAATGAAAAGACCCAGGATACTTTCTGGCAGCGGGGTACTGACAGTTTCCAGCGAGGAGCAACCTACCACACTCAGGAATTTCAGACCGGCCGGCAAATGACTGATATCACAAAGAGCCGTACAACCATCCAGCGTCAGCGCTATCAGGGAGGGAGGTAATAATGCCGGCAACGTTGTTACAGGTGCCCGGATTTGCATCATAGACTCTGCATTTTCCAGGCATCCCAGCAGACGAGCCGCCACCATCGTCCGTTCCTCTCCCGGTGCGGTCTCATTCTGCCACGCTTCAATAGCAGCCCTGACACTCACTGCAGTAGGCACCGTTGTTTCTTCTGTATTTCTGCTGGCCGTCACGGGCCTGACGGGGTTAACATCCATTTCCCTTTTATCTTCCACAATCTCGGTTTACACAGAGAGAAGTGTGCAAAACAGTTCACAATATTGTAAAGGCTATTTCGGATCTATTTTCGATCCCTGCTCTTGTATCTGACAGGCTGAGATATCGAATACTGCTGTTTGAAATCTTCAGGCATCTGGTTAATGGAAAATCAATAACCCCAGGAATTTTGCTCCTCATCCGTCCACTTGTGAATAATTTGTTAACCTGATCTAAATCAAAAACTGACAATTATTAATATGACATAAAGTACTGGTGTTTCCATTGGTAACAGGCTGCAGTTCCAGTTGGGTTATATTGTTTCCTTTAGGGCTAACTTCGGCTCTTCTTTTTAGTGTTATTTGCGGAAATTACTGCCCGTAAGTTCTTTAAATAACGATAAAAAGTTAAGTGTCAAGCAAAAATCGGGGTGACTTATCGCAGCCCCATTTTTTTCATAATGATTTGCGGAAGATATTCTGAGTATTTTACTTAACTCATTATAAAAGTTACTAAAGCCATATCCCCTTCCTGTCGATCGCTGTATCGCATTTTTTTGCCTCGACGCTGACAACTTTACCTCAGGTTCAATTGGCGGTGGGAGGCTGATATGTGGTTGAACGGGGATTAACCACTCAAAAAAAACTGATAAAACTCGAGGTTACGCTTGTATCTAAATCGCGATAGCATCAGAGTTAAGGCACACAAACGCTAAGTAATTTAGTTCACATATTTGCTGATATGTTGCAAGGATAACGCATGGAAGATGCAATTCAGACTTATGGAATCAATAGTATTGATGATCTGGAAGCAATTTTTGCCCGAGTTATTTCTGGCGAAGACATTCATATTGAAAACCTGAAGTTAAACTTCTTAGAAAGCATTGATTTCAAATTCTTTGGTAATGAAGATAAGTATAATGGTACTCTGCCTGCGGGCCTGGTGCAGGGTATCTGTGAATTTCAAACTGAGATGTACAAGGTTTTTACTCTAATCAAGTACAAAACCTCTAACTTACAGAAGCTCACGGCTGAGGATAGAGAAGCTGCAGAGTTGGTTTTTACCATCAAGCCTGGCTGCACAGAAATTATCACTTCAGTTAAAGAACTGATTGATTCCTTTGGTAACGCATTTGGGAAGGTAACACAAGGTATGAGCCCAAGACAGAAAACAACGTGTTTCCTGTTTGCGGTCGTAGTTTTAGGCGGCGCATGGGTCGGTACGTCCTATTTAGACCATCAGACGCAAGTCGAAACCAAAACGATTGAGTTACAACAGGAAGAAGCAAAACAGCGAGCAGAATCCGAGCGCATGACAATTCTTCGCGATGGTATGCTGTCTGCAATTAAAGCACATGAAGGTGTTGATACGATAGAGCGCGCCGAAGGTATCCAGGAGCACACTGCAAAGGCATATACTGGGGTTCTTAAAGGTGCATCTGATGCAGACAAAGTGACAATTCGCGGGGCCAGCAACATCGAGCTTTCGCAAGGTCAGGTTCAAGAAATTATCAAGAATCCAATTGAAAAGGCTAAGTCAGAACAGCAAACATTGGAAGTTGTCATTGATAGCATAAAACGTTCGGCTGATAAGCTGACCTTAAGCTGCCATGAGCCGACAGGCGATGATTCATTCCCAATCTATGTGGATACCAGTTTTATCAATGATCCTGACGAAATCGGCCTGATTTTTGACGCGATGAAAAATAATAAAACTGTCAAGATTCTTGGTAGTTACAAGATTAGGTCTGGCGTGATAGAACAAGGTAACGCCTCTACAATCTCAAACCCTTGATCATCAAACCGGTCAATGTGTCGGTTTTTTTAATTCCCTTGCTACATAACCGGGCAGTCATCAAACTCCGCGTTCCTGGCATCATTAATGATGTACGTGATCACCCCGAACATAGCGGGTGCCGAACTGTAACCATCATCATCTACTGGCAGCGCCTCTATTCCCCCATTCTCCAGATTTATCAGGTGGGGCTGAGGGTGAGCTCGATATCTCTTGATCCTGAATTCCCGTCAATATCACATATCAGCATCCCATTATCATTTAATATCTAATTAATTTAATATTAAGTCCATAAACTTATTGAGCTAACAATCATTTTAATTAATTTATTATTTTAATATATAGCTTGCATAACGTAGAGCGTCGCAATTATAGTGGTGCCATTTAAAGAGGTTAAAGGGGACATATAGCCATAGCTAAATTAACGCTTACATCCTCACCCGCCAGAATGTCAGTTTTCGGTTTTAAAGGGTCACAAAGTTGTGTCCCTTTCAATCAGAAATCATGCCAGTGCTATCAACAGACTACGTTATCATCATCGCGACTCAGATGCAGAATGAATAAATGCGCCCTTCTCCGGGTCAAAATGACACTGTTCTTTCGGAACAATATGTGCCCCTGTTATGGCTTCCCTGCTAATCGGGTGAGGCAGACGCCGGGACACCAGCTCTTTCAGTGCAGTTGGGTCATATAAGCAACAGACATCTGACCGCAATGACGTCCGGACAAAGACGCCCTTTTCAGGGACGCACAACGTTATCGGGCAGATCAGGTGTTCGCCAACTACCTGAAAACGGGCCTCTTCCACACTAAAGCAACATGAATCAATTCTATTTAATAGCAACAAAGAACCAGTAGCAGTAGCCTCAGGCGACTGACCTACCATTATTTCGCGATGTGACCTGCCACTGCTATTGACTAGTCTTTCAATCGCTTCAATATTCCTTATCCTACCTTCAAGCAACTCTGGGGGACTGGCTCTTAACATAAACCCCATAAAATGCCCCGGGATAACATCACTCGGGGTCACAAAACGCATTACAACTTTTAATTCGCCCAACTGTACCTGGAAACTCCGGGTTCCCTGTCCCTGATGACGTAAACTTTCCAGTGAACCTGGCGCTATCCCCCCCAGTTCTCCCTGAGCATTTAAGTATGGTGTTAGATTTATTGTGACTGGCATTTTCCTGTCCTCCTTGAGTAAAAACGGCTCTTCTGTATTTTTTAATAACAAACAGCGTGATAACCATGCAAGCAAAACCGGAGACAAGCTCCGGTTTTTTCAAGCCGATAAATCACATCCCTTTGATGTCTTCCCATTCCCCGCCATCCTGCCTCACCTGCAGCGGACGGTAAACACACTCAATCTGTCCCTTCGGTGCATCCAGAATTATCACCTGTGTCAAAACCCTGCCGCCCTGCTCAGGAATAACACCATTGTCATCAGACACCAGGATTTCTGCCGGCCCCAGCCGCAATTCGACGGATTTATCCCCCCCCCCAGACAAACAGTGTTTAATTTTCTTGAATATTGTCATCGGTTACCTCCTGTTTTAAATTACCTGCTGGCTTCAGTGTTTTTAAGTCCTGCCAGTCACCATCGCCGAATTTCACCTGAATCGGCTGGAATGTTGCCTCCGTGGCTGCGTTATTATCCGGGTCAATATAAATTGACGTCATCACCATACCGTCCTACTGTGGAATATTACCGTATGCATCAACACCAACAATCGAGAGTGGCCCCATCCGGAGCTGAATATTCATACCAAGGTACCGGAGAAGGCCGGCGACATCTTTTCCGCTCAGATTCGTCAGCGTTTCGTTAAGAGGCTGTTTACCCGCCAGCACATTGAGCATCGTTGTGGCAAAGTTGGGGTCATTACCTAATGCCTCAGCTAACTCAGCCAGCGTATCCAGGGCTTCAGGAGATGCGCCAACCAGTGCGGCAACAACAGCGTGAACAAACTCAGCATTAACAATTTGTTTGTTGTTAACGATTAAGGGGGGCGTGGGGGTGAGCGGAGTCCCTGTCAGCTCCGGACTGTCCAGCGGGGCCTTCCGGTCTGTCAGGTCTTTGACTTTTTTGACCGCTTTTGATGTTGCGGCAAGCACTTCACTTTCGCTGCCTGTCTCACTACTTAACCGTACAAGCCTCTTTTGCGTTGTACTGGCATCTCCTGGTGCCAGATTTTCAGCAATATCCCTCGCTTCATCACGGTATCCCCGGGAGGCTGCTGCCGCGCTTTCAGCGCCAGCCATCGCAGCTTCTGCGCGTTGAGTATCAGCGGCAACAGTCGCTTTCAGTTGCTCCTGTACTTCAGGCATATCCAGCGTGGCACCGTATGACTCAGGAATGCTGCTGCTCGTTCCGCTGTAAATCAGCGCGCCATTGCGGCGCACTTCCAGCGTACATGTATCCCACGTATCATTGCGTCCGTAATAACTCCCCTGAAAATTGATGGGGGGGATAATAATCTGGCGGTCAAATGACTGGTCGTCATCTATCTGAACGGTCAGTGTGCCACTGGCGTAACGCTTTGCTCCGGTGGCTGGCTCTCTGAAATACGGGAACTCTTTACCCACCGCTTTGACTATATCGCCGAGGATCCGCTCGGCCCGCAACGTCCCCTGAATCGTACAGTCTTCAGCAATAACGACGTTATTCAGCGCCCCCGAAATGGCATTAATATGCCCACTGATGTCCGCATTTTTCGCAGTAAGACGACCGTCCGGCGTCAGGGAAAACGCAGGAGGATTCCCGCCACTGGTGATGGTCGGCGCGCTCAGATATTTCAGGAACACCTCGTTCATTATTATCTGGTCGCCCTGCATGACGAATCCGGGCGTCTGGTTTCCGTTTTGCGGGTTAATGAATGCAATGCGATCCGCCGCCACCAGAAACTGGCTCGCCTTCCCGTCCGGCGTATCCTCCATGCTCAGGCCCAGACCAGCCACATAATGCCTGCCGTCCCCGGTTTGCTCTATCTTCACGCCCCACATGGCATTCCACTTTCCGTTCGCGTCCTGCCATTCTTTCGAAAACTCATCCAGCCGGCTGGCGTTGTCTTCCGTCAGTTCCACCTTCTCCAGCAGTTCTTTCCCCAGGTGGCTTTCGGTGATTTTCCCTTTGAAGAAATCCAGGTAACCCGCCGCATCGTTGCTGGCCTGCCCTTTAGCCTCCACGAACGCCGATTTCCCGACCTGGTTCACGGCCCGAATATAGAAGTAATAATCCTTGCCGGGTTTGATACTGCTGCTGGCCGCAATCCAGTACGGCGCAGTGCCGAGATAATGAGCATCGGTTTCCACCTTGCGGATATTGGCAATCTGCGTATCCGTAAACCAGAATTCATACTGCACCGTGGGGTCATATACCGCCTGGCGAGGGATGGCTGTTATCTGGAAATAGCCGGGAGTCAGCTCAACACAGGACGGTACTGCGGGCGCGGCGATGCTGAAATCCGTGCTGGCCGGATCGCCCTGCTGGCCCTGGGTGTTCACCGCCCGCACCGTCAGGGTGTAACGTCCCGGCGTCAGGTTGCGGAAGGTGTGCTCCGTTTCGGTCAGGGTCAGACTGCTGGCCAGACGGTCGCTGTTATCTTCCGCTTTCACCGTCAGGCGCAGGGAAAAGTTCACCCCCTTCACCACCCGCGGGGTGTCCCATCGCGCCCGCGCCTGATACTGTCCCTCCTCTGCCAGAATCTCCGTGGTCAGGTGCTGCACGGCAGGCGGCATATTCGTGATACTGGTGTCCGGCAACGGATCAAACGTCGCCCCGTTGTCCACGATGGATCCTTTCTCCGGAACATGCTGTACGGCAGTAATGGCATACGTTCCGTCATCGTTTTCCCGTATGGCCACACAGCGAAACAACCGCTGGCGCAGGTCCGGCAGTTTCAGCCCCCACACGCTGTACTCCGCCACGCCATCGGGTAACTGGCTGACGGTCACGCGGTCCGGGGCGGGGTGCGCGGTGACCGCGACGGTAACAGGCTGGCCATTGCTGCCCACCAGGTTCAGCACCACATTGCCGCCTGTCGGTATCTCCACCTCACGGTCCAGCGTGAGCGTGCGCGTAAGGCTGTCGACCGACAGGACGCGTCCGCCCACGGTCACGCCGGCATAATCACTGTCGCAGACCTCAATGATATCGCCGGGAACATGTCGCAGCCCCTCAGCCCCTACGGAAAAATCCACCGTCTGCGTTTCCAGCAATTCGGTGGTGATGGCCCATAGTCCGGCGCGGTGCGCCTGCCCACGGCTGGTACAGGCGAACGCATCCATCTTCAGAACGTTGCGACCGTAGCGCCGGATGGCAGCGTCGTTTTCCACCAGTTCGGTGGATGTTTCCCAGCCGTTGTTCGGGTCGGTGTAACGGACCTCGGCGGCATTGTGGCGCTCTTTCAGTGCGCTGAAGCTGTAACCGCGAAGCCGCAATGGTGGTCTACAAGAAAAAACAGGCAGGCGGCGACTGGAAACTGATCGCCCAATATATGCCGATGATAGATGGCGTCCTGAAGCGCGCTCGCCAGTCAGGAGAGATTTCAATCATCGCAGCTCGTGCAGTCTATGAGAACGATAAATTTCGCGTCTGGCTTGATGACAGTGGCGAACATATCCACTACGAACCAACATTGGGAGCCCGGGGCGAGATGATCGGGGCAGTAGCTTATGCCCGGATGAAAACAGGGGAATTCCAATTCGAATGGCTGAATCTTGACGACATTGCCAAAGTTCGCGCCGCCAGCAAGAACAGCGATAAAGGTCCATGGGTTGACTGGTATGAGTCCATGGCGCGCAAATCGGCTGCACATCGACTCTGCCGTCGCCTGCCAAATAACTCGGAAATTATGGAGATGCTTGAGCGCGGAACTGAAATGGTCTGGCAGAAAGGAAATGACGTTACACCGCAGCCTTCAGGTTCGTCATTAATCGAGCAGCGTGATGCTCAGGATGCCGAACAGTCAGGAGATTTTGATGCTGAAGTTATTGCTGAGGAATTCCGCCAGCAAATCGATTCTGTAGAAGTTGCAGAAGATGCAAAGGCAATCGGCTCCCGAATCGACGTAGTAAAAAATGAACTGGGCGCAAACCTCTACACGGAGCTGAAAAACAAGGCGCTGGGTCGTTTCCAACAGCTCAACGCTGATAAAAAAATCAAGGGCCTTATCAATGGATTGCCTAAGGCAGGAAGTGAAGAAGCCTCAGCAGCATTTGCTGATGTAGAGAAAAAGCTCGAATTCCTGAGGCCGCGGCTTGGTGATGTTTTGTATCAAGCATACTGCATCAATTTGCGGGACATGAAACCGGAATACATCGGCTAATTGCATCGGGAGGGGTTACGCCCTCCCGCCTGAGGAGGTTTTATGCGCCTTATAAATCGCAGTAAGCAATCCCCATTGGGCCGTCGCGCATGTGATGTTGCACTGGCGGCGCATCATGAGAAGTTCGGCGATTACGGCAGACAAAAGCACGTTACCAATTACACCGTTGTAGTGGATGGCGTAAAGATTCCTGTCGAAGTAGCTAACCGGGCCACCAGCTACGTAGCCACCGCAATGATCGGCGTTCGTAAACTTAGAAATCTGCCGGCACAGGCAAACTGAATATTAGCGATGGCCCGCTGCGTGGCCACTGGAGAAAACGATGAGCAATAAAATCGAGAACCCTGTCGTGCTTGGCGGTATGCAGTGTGGGAACATTCGACGCCTAACTGCCAGCACTCTTTATTCTGCTTCGATGGTCGCTGGTGCTGTCTATGCGGGCAGTTTGTGAGGTGGGTAATGAACAAGGCTTTTGAACTATGGGTTCGTCAGCGGTACGGAAACCGCTATGACCTGACCTGGGATCGGGACTGTGTTTACTGCCGGGAAGTGGTTAAGCGGATGTTTGAAGTCTGGTGCTATTGCCGTGGTCTGAATGTGGTGTGAGGTGAGGATGAACAATCTGATCCAACAGACCCCCAACGAGTGGGTTTGTGAAAGCGTCCTTATCGCGGTTACCGGGCTCAAGCCCGGAACAATCACCCGGGCCAGAAAAGAATCCTGGCTGCTGGGGCGGGAGTACCTGCACATTTCACCAGATGGCAATCCCAAGCCTTCCAGCGAATGCATGTACAACAGGAAAGCTGTTGATCAGTGGATCGAAGCTCAGAAAAAAAATCAACCAGGTACGCAGAAAGCATTAAAAGCAGTACACTCGTCCATGCTCCTGGACGTCAGGAGGGATTAATGTCTAATGCTTCATACCCGACAGGCGTCGAAAACCACGGCGGTTCACTCCGCATCTGGTTTCTGTATAAAGGCAAACGTGTCAGGGAAAACCTCGGTGTCCCAGATACTGCCAAAAATCGCAAAATAGCCAGCGAGCTTCGTTCTTCGGTTTGTTTTGAGATAAGAATGGGGAATTTTAACTATGCGAAAAAATTCCCAAACTCACCGAACCTTGCCCGGTTCGGTCAGGATAGAAAGGAAATTACTGTGCTGGAGCTTACCGCCAGATGGTCTGGACTGAAGAGATTGGAAATCAGCTCAAATACCATGAGTCGGTACGAATCTATCATTAAAAACATGCTTCCGCGCATCGGCGAAAACAAGCTGGTTTCTTCGGTAACCACTGAGGATTTACTGTATGTGCGAAAGGAGTTGCTTACGGGGTTTCATGTAATGAAGAAAGACCACCGGATACAAGTGAAGGGCAGGAAGGCTTCCACTGTGAATAATTACATGACTCTGATGGCTGAAATCTTCCAGTTCGGTACGGATAACGGTTACGCAAAAGAAAACCCGTTTAGCGGAATTAACCGCCTCAAGAAAGCAAAAGGTGAGCCGGATCCACTCACGACAGAAGAGTTTATTCGACTCATCCAGGCATGCGGACACCAGCAAATGCAAAATCTCTGGTCGCTGGCAGTCTATACCGGAATGAGACATGGGGAGTTATGCGGTCTAGCTTGGGAAGATATTGAGCTTCAAGTCGGGACAGTTACGGTAAAACGCAACTTAACCCAAACAGATGAGTTTACCCTGCCAAAAACCGAAACAGGCACTGACAGGGTGATTTATCTAATTAAACCAGCGATTGATGCGCTGAAGAATCAGGCCCGGATGACACGCCTTGGCCGACAGTATGAGATTGAAGTGAAATTGCGGGAATATGGTCAGTCAGTCATACATCCATGCACTTTCGTTTTCAGCCCTCAATGCGTCAAACGTGGGGATCGCACCGGTTATCACTACGCGGTTAATTCCATTAATAAAATTTGGGTACCGATCATCAAGCGTGCAGGCATTCGTTATCGCAATGCTTACCAGTCACGGCACACTTATGCCTGTTGGTCATTATCAGCTGGTGCTAACCCAAATTTCATAGCAACGCAGATGGGGCATACCGATGCACAGATGGTATACAAGGTGTATGGAAAGTGGATGTCAGAGAAGAGTGCCGAACAGGTTTCTTTACTCAACCAGGCGCTTTCACGGTTTGCCCCATCACTGCCCCAAAGCATGGTAGTAGCACAGTAGGAAGATTTAAATTCAAACAGTTAGCAAGCCTTAAGCTACATTTTTATAACATGGGGCACGAAATGCGCTCGACCCTAAAGACAGCTTATGGTGTGATCGGGGTTCAATAAATCGCTAAACAAGGTATACTCCAGCGGTTTTCTTAGTTGTTTATTGTACTAAACGCTCCCGTGAGAGGACGCTACAGCGCACCTATGACACAATTCGCTTCTCCTGTTCTGCACTCGTTGCTGGATACAGATGCTTATAAGTTGCATATGCAGCAAGCCGTTTTTCACCACTACTATGATGTACAGGTAGCGGCTGAGTTTCGTTGCCGTGGCGACGACCTGCTGGGTATTTATGCCGATGCTATTCGCGAGCAGGTGGACGCGATGCAGCACCTGCGACTCCAGGAGGACGAGTTCCAGTGGCTCTCCGGCCTGCCCTTTTTTAAACCGGATTATCTGAAATGGTTACGCGAGTTTCGCTATAACCCCGCTCAAGTCTGTGTCACCAACGATAACGGCAAGCTGAATATTCGCTTAACCGGCCCGTGGCGTGAAGTGATTATGTGGGAAGTGCCGCTGCTGGCGGTGATCAGTGAACTGGTTCATCACTACCGCTCGCCAAACGCGGGCGTTGATCAGGCGCTCGACGCGCTGGAAAGTAAGCTGGTTGATTTCACTGCGTTAACCGCCGATCTTGATATGTCCCGCTTCCACCTGATGGACTTCGGCACCCGCCGCCGTTTCTCTCGTGAAGTACAGCAGGCGATGGTTAAACGTCTCCAGCAGGAGTCATGGTTTGTCGGCACCAGCAACTATGATCTCGCGCGTCGCCTGGCGCTGACGCCGATGGGCACTCAGGCGCACGAATGGTTCCAGGCGCATCAACAAATCAGTCCGGACCTGGCGACCAGTCAGCGTGCCGCGTTGGCCGCCTGGCTCAACGAATATCCGAACCAGCTTGGTATCGCATTGACAGATTGCATTACAATGGATGCGTTTTTACGCGATTTCGGCGTTGAATTCGCCAGCCGTTATCAGGGGTTACGCCACGACTCAGGAGACCCTGTCGAATGGGGCGAAAAGGCGATTGCCCATTATGAAAAGCTGGGGATTGATCCGCTGACAAAAACGCTGGTCTTTTCAGATAATCTTGATCTGCAAAAGGCGGTCGAGCTCTATCGCCATTTCGCGTCTCGCGTACAGTTAAGCTTCGGCATCGGTACTCGCCTGACCTGTGATATCCCTCAGGTAAAACCGCTTAATATCGTTATTAAACTGGTGGAATGTAACGGAAAGCCGGTGGCTAAACTTTCCGACAGTCCCGGTAAAACGATCTGTCATGATAAAGCGTTTGTGCGCGCGCTGCGTAAAGCCTTTGATCTCCCGCAAGTCCGCAAAGCCAGTTAA